TTAATGAACATTCGTCGCCGAAAACGAATCTGTATCATTAGCGCGATGCAGTCTCTGCAAAGGATCTTGTTGATAAAATTGGCAGAAACGTTGCCACAATGAAGGGAAACGAGGAGCAAAAAGTTCTGGGGCGCTAAAGAAATATTCAGAAAGTACGGCAAAACATTCAGCAGGATCACTGGCAGCATAAGCATCAATGCTCGCCGCATTCTCGCCAACCAATTCGATTTCTTCCTGAATGTTGTTCATTGCAGCATGAAGATCGTGTTCCCAGCCAGCAACCTCACGCAACGGAATAAAGGGAACTCCGCTGGCGCGATCGCCGTTACGGGTGTCCAGCTTATGAGCGACTTCATGAATAATCAGGTTAAAACCAGAAGCATCAAAAGAATCTTGTATATCCAACCAGTTCAAAACGATAGGCCCTTGCTGCCAGCTCTGACCTGACTGAACAATACGTTGGTTATGCACCAGACCGATATCGTCTTCCCATTCATCATCGACCACAAATGGCGCAGGATAAATTAAGACTTCATGAAAACCATCCAGCCATTCCAGTCCTAACTCCAGAACGGGTAGGCAAAATAGAAGTGCTATCCGGCAGCTTCTTAATGAATCCAGTTCAAAGCCCTGTAAAGGAACAAGCCGCTTTTGCTGTAAAAAACGTTCGGCAAGAGTGACTAATTTGCTTTGTTCCTGTTCCGTCAGACACGTTAAAAGGGGGATCGATAGTGCTTCCTGCCAGGGAAGGGCAGTTTGATGTGCTGATTCTTGTACTTTCCAGGGCCACTTAATCATCGTTTTGCTCGCAAACTCGTCACTTGAACAAAATTGCACGGACAGGGACTGTTAAAATGCCAAATTTCCTGGCATCATGGCAACCATCTGAACGGAGAGATGCCGGAGCGGCTGAACGGACCGGTCTCGAAAACCGGAGTGGGGGCAACTCCACCGGGGGTTCAAATCCCCCTCTCTCCGCCAAAATTCAATCACTTACACATCATTAAGTCAGTGACAAAAATCACACTTGGAATTACTTGGAATATTTTCTTGGAATATTGTCAGGTAACGGGACATCAAGTGTTGGTGAAACTTTAACCTTCCTGTCATAGATTAGCACTTGCCCTTCGGTTTTGTGACCAGAGAAAAGTTGCTTATCCCGGCTGCTTCCTTCATAGTCTGAAATTCCTTTCGCCTTCAGATCATGAAAGGTGAAGTCGGTTAAAATACCTGAAATTTTTCCAGCACGATTTCTTGCTTCTACCCACATTTCGTTAAAGCCTTTGTACATATATCGGTTGCCGTATTGATTGCTGATCACATAGGCAGATTTTGGTAACTGTTTTGCTTTTTCGATCGCTGCCTGTAATCGTGGACTCCATGCTTTTATCTGTTTTTTTCCGGTTTTCCCTTGCTGGATGAATATCCCGTCGTTTCCAATCTGTTCCCATTTCAGCGATAACACATCGGAAACCCTCGCTGCACACAGATAGGCAATTTCCATTGCGATAAAAACAGGAAGAGGTGCAACGCTTAATACTGCCTGGTATTCTTTGTCGGTTACATATCGTTCGCGGTTTTTGGCCTTGAATTTACTTACACCTGCACATGGGTTAGCCTTGACGTACCCTCGCTCATACCCCCAACTGTAAACACGGGACATACTGCTTTTTTCATGGTTGGCTTGTGTTTTACTCTGCTCCCCTCTTTTGTCCATGTATCGACGGATGTGTTCTGGTTTTATGGAATCCGCTGGTACCTTACCGAATACGGCAAGCAACTTTTTTTGATGTTGCAGATAATCTTTTTGTGTTCTTGGACTAAGGTCACTGTAATAGGCGCTGGCGAGGAATTTTTCCCACAAGCGACCGAATGTCATTGCACGATCGCGATTATTTACAGTTTCCTCATACTTTTTCCATAAAGCAGCTAAACCATCCTTGATGGCGGTTAGTGTGACAGATTCTCTGGATGTTGGTTTCCATACATAACTATATTTATTTGGGTATACATTTGGAGGTAATTTTTCGTGTTCAGGATTTTTCCTTCGTCTTCCCATCAGATCGCACCAAAATTCGGCTCTACCTCGCGTGGTGGTAAAGTTTTATTGCAGGTAAATAGATCCCGGCTGACAATCGGTTTGCCACTACGATTGGTATAGAACGGAAGCCCGTTTTCCATTAACCATTTTCGCTGGTGGCTTGCATATTTGCAGCCCGTTAATATTAGCAATTCATCTTCGGTTAAAAATAAGCTGCTCATAGCTATATCTCATAACCGCCGCTAACTATATACGGTTAGCGGCAATTAGGGTTGAACATTAAAAATCAGCCTGACTCGGGATCAGTTTTTGCCAGATAGCTGAAACGTATTTTGCCTGGTAACGAGCGTCATCAAGTGCATTATGGCGCTCACCTTCGAATGGGATAGCAGTTCTGGCATCGAAGTCTATGGCTTTCCCCAGCTCAACGATTGTGCGTACATCGCGATCGTTGCAGTAGCGCCATGGGCAGGGGATACCCTGTCGTTCGTATGAACGGCGTAAAATCACGTTGTCGAAGTTGGCCCCATTACCCCAGACCTGAACAAAAAATTCACCGGAGTTTTCGTCGATAAATTCCCGCAATTGCAGTAGTGCATCATCTAACGGGATTTCATCGGTCATAATGGCAGACTGCGCTTCACGTGATTGCTTCAGCCACCATTTAATGACGTCACGATCAATGACTCCGCCAGCAGTATCCAGATCGATGGTCTTGCTAAATTCCGGTCCCATATCTCCGGTTTGTGGATCGAAAAATATTGCGCCTATTGAGATAATCGGGGCATCGGGATTTTTTCCCATGGTTTCAAGGTCGATCATCAGATGAATCCCCGCTCTGCTGGTGGATGTGAGCTTATGATGACCATTCACCTTAATTAAGGGATCTGTCGCCTCGCCAGTTTTATTATCGCTGGCGTGATGCTGATTGCCGCCAGGGTTCTCCTTGTGTGGATGTTCAGCGCCTTCCATTTCCTCCGGATCATTTTCCTGAACTTCAACCTGATTCTCTTCATCGAATGTTTCCTGGTATGTTGCGTCGCCCATCACCGCGCCACAATCAGGGCAGTTGCCGCCACCGCTCTGACCGCAGGCGGTGCAGACTTTTTCCGGTTCCTGTTGCGCTACTGGTTCGGATTGTTTCGTTTCTGGCTCGTTTTGTAACGCATTTGGGCTGTTTTGTTCCGCTTTTTGGTCGTTCCGTTCCGATTCATGCTGGTTCTGGTTCACAGAATCGCGAGTCTGGATCCCCTTGACCCATTTCGGATCATTAGGGTCGCTAATCCCCTCAACAAATTCACCACGCGATACAGCAAGTAACTTATCGGCGTCAGGCTGGCTGATATTGGCTGCCTGCATAATTTTGTTTACTTCGTCAGCGGTGACTTTTACTTGGTTAGCGGAACTCACCTGCGACTGAGCATCCAGCGACTGCGCGTTCTGGCAATGTTCAGTTGTATCCGGTTCCATTGTTTCAGTTGTTGCCTGTTCACCTGCCATTGCGTCAGATGGTTGTGGTTTTTCTTCTTCTGTTTCACGCTCAGTAACCACCTCGCGGTTAATTTCTTCCAGGATATCTTTTTCCGGCGTATGCCGGGCAGCTGTGAGAGTTTCCTTGCTGGGGTTCTCGTGATCAGTTTCCGTCAAATAGGCGTTGATATACCCCTGAAGGCGTCCCGGGTAGTGATAAAATTCAGAGTGTGCGCTTCGGATAAGTGCAAAAATAGCGGCGCGGGAATAGTCCAGAATACCCGGGGTTGCACGAAGTGCTGCGGACCATTCTTTGAACGGACTTTCTTTTTTCAGGACTACTTCTTTTGCGCGACGATAAACGCTGCCCGGAATTTCATAAATATTAAAATCCATCGGAAGTGTGGCTGCTGCAATCTCCACATCCAGTGTGTCGAGGGTGTGTACTAAATTCGGATTGCGATCGGTTTTGTTCCCACCGCCAGCATTAGCACCGGAAGCCGTGCGGGTGATGCGTGAAACACGATTTCCTTTCATCCACTCTTTTGTCAGCAGACCCCGATCAGTGTAGTCAGCGTCCAGGTATGCTTCGAAAAAAGCAGTTATTAGTCCCAGGTCTGAATTACCAGGATTAGGGAAAACTTTGTCAGTGTCACGAACCAGTTTGTGGAGGTCGCGAATCTCCAGCGAGTCGAGCAGACTGGTTTTATGCGAAATAGCCAGGGCAGTAACAGCCGGTAGTTCTTCAGCCCGTGCAATGTGTAATGCCTGGAGTTCGTCGCGTGAAACGTGCGTTACTGGTTTTTCGCTGCCGTGTTGAGCAAGCCAACGAATGGGCAGTTCCTGACCGGAGACAGGCAGAAGCATGCTCTCCTCAATCTCAGTCATGTCTTCGCCGTTGATGTTGGTATTGTCAGTGCTGGCTGGTTTGTCCTGAACAGAGGGGGAAGGGCCGATAAATGTCATTGTGATGCCATCTTTCCCGCCTTTTTCATAGCGGTTGCAGAATTCAGTATCAAACACGCCTTCTGGCGGAAGGTCGTCAACAACGGGCAAATTGACGCGGACGGGTTTTTTAAAGTCGTCTTCATCATAATCGTTGTCATCCATTGCGGTAATGCAGCGGGAGATTGCAACAGATAATTTTTTTGCTGTAGTCCAGTAAAAACCACCTTTAATTCCCAGGCGTTTTCTTACTTTGTCATTTTTTGCTTCGCAATATAGTGCAAATTCTTCTTTATCAGTGCTCATTATTGGTAAACCTCATCACAGATTTAAGGGTGAACAAATCTCTGCCATTGCTGACATATAAGAATGAAACTGGATATTTATTACGGTGCTGTTTTAAAATCCTGCCGGGATTTCGTTATCCTGGTGAATAACTTTATCGACCGGATAACAGTTGCCTGGAATTTTCTGTTCGGTTGCTGCGGCCATACATTCCTGCATTGTTCTGTGAACACTGACTGCAATATCAACTGGCTCTCCGGAAACAAGAAAAACCGTCAGAATAAGTGCAAATACTGGATTCATTGTGCACATCCTTTTGGCATCAGACGTAAACGGGCCAGCATTGAAACAATGCATACTTTATTTAATAACTCCCGTTCGTGTTTTCTTTTGTTAATGGCCTCTTCAGTGAATACAGGATTACTGATAGTGACACCAATTTCAAAACAACCTTCAGACGTATTAACGTTTGGTAATAACGTTTTCATTATCGCGCCCTCAACAATGAGTTTTGTGATGCGGTGCCTGGTGCCTCCAGGTGACGTTAACCAGTTAACAATTAACGCCGGATACAGAGAATCCACCCATAACACTGTTTTTGGTTTTAACTGTTCCGCGTGCGCTNAGCCGCATTCACCNCATCACAAAATTCACTTTAAAAAGGGCGGCAGAGCAGTCACGGAGTAAAACTGATACCGCCAAACGTCACCAGAAAATTGATAACAGAGNGCGTTGCAGCGGGGTTGTCACTTAAGCGTATGGTCAACCTGACAACCCGGTGTCCTCAACGGGGAAGGAATAACCCCGCCATACTTACCGCCGCGCCATTTCGCGGNNTGCCACAACCGGAAGCGCACGGTCGACGAAAATTTAACGACAGGCTATCTATGAACCAGCTACCTCGCCGTGCGCTTTCGCGTTATGGTCTGACTTTTCAGGGAAATATCCTTTCAGTAAACTGTCAGTTCCGGATGCGCACCCGTGTCCGGCGCACGCACTCCACCTCACCCGTGGAGAACTCCTTAATTACTAACCTTAGCTTTGTTGATTAGCTACTAACGCGGGTATGTAATCATTCTGGCAATGCTTAATGCCGCTGCTTTTTCCAGATTGGTGATATCCTGCTCCAGAGCGGACAGATTTTCAGCCTGCTTAGCCCTGGCTTCATTAGCCCATTTCAGATCCTGCGCTGCATTAATTTTCTGGCGCATCCACTCATAAAGTTCATCATCGGTATAGTCTGGCGCGATGATGACGGGTTCTCGTTTCTGCATGTCGGCTCCTTGTGGTTAGCGTTGCCTGCTTTTAACCACGTCAGGCGAGGTGGTATCCTCTGAGGGGTCTGTTACTCGAGAGGAAATTGGTTATGAATACAATCAAGTTTTCTTGCCCAGAATGTGGTGGCGAAGTCTTTGACACATCCTTTAAACCGCAGGGCTCTGACAGTTTCGCGGGAGCCATCTGCAAAAATTGTGGTCACCTTGTAACTGAAGATGAGTCCTCGCAGTTTGATGACGAAATCGTTGACAATATCTTCGGTGCACTCACCAGAGACTTTCTGAAGTAAAGGCGCATACCGCTTAGTTACCGCTCTGATAATTCTTACCTGTCCGGCAATGGCGCTGATATCAATATAAAGCGCCATCGCTGTTTCTTTGCTGATCCCTGGACGCCTTCCATTCTGATGTTTGACTTCGCCCACTGAGAAATCCTCTGTTTCCCCTTAACGCCGGGGTAGCGGAACTGTTTGCTGAGAACACCGTGCGGTGTCTTGATGAATGAAATTTAGAATAACCTAAGGTAGGTGGTCAAGGTTTTTATGTAGAAAAACCTAAGTTTTTTGATGTAAAAGACACAAGTGTTTGAAAGTTTGTGCTTTTTATTACAGGGTGTGGAGAAAAAAGGGGATTATTTGTTTGCGCTTCTTTTGCGAGCTTTGAGTAGTTCTTCAAAAAGTTTGTTGAAATTTTCAACTCGAGCACGCATCTCTGACAACAGGGCCTTTTGCTCTGACTCAGGCAGTGCGTCGAACAGTTGAAGTAACTCTTTTTGATCTTCTGTCAGAATGGCTGGCTGATTATCCGGGATCGGTTCGCCTGGTTGTTTATCTTCATCCCCAAAAAGAAGCCAAGTCGGTGAGCACTGAAGCGCTTGGCTCAGTGCGAATAATCTTTTCCCCGCCGGCTGTGTTTCATCTCTTTCCCATTGAGAAATTGTTACGTGAGCCACTTTGACCAGCTTACCTAATGCGGCCTGAGACAGTTTTAATTTTTTACGCCTATGTAAGAGGCGAGCACCGAAGGTTTCGTTTTTCATATTAGGGAATTCTAATTTTTCTTGACTTAGGTTTCTCTACGATCTAGTTTCCTTAGGAAAATCTAAGGAGCTCGATATGTTGAAAATTGATGCTATAGCGTTTTTTGGCAGCAAAACAAAGCTTGCCAATGCCGCAGGAGTTAGGCTGGCAAGCATTGCTGCATGGGGGGAACTGGTTCCTGAAGGTCGCGCGATGCGCCTGCAAGAGGCATCTGGCGGGGAACTTCAGTACGACCCCAAAGTTTATGACGAATATCGTAAGGCAAAGCGGGCGGGGCGGTTGAACAATGAAAATCACCCCTGAACAGGTTTGTGAAGCTCTGGATGCCTGGGTATGCCGACCAGGAATGACACAGGAGCAGGCGACGATATTAATCACGGAAGCATTCTGGGCTCTGAAAGAACGCCCGAACATCGATGTTCAACGCGTCACGTTTAATGATGGCGAGGTTGATCAACGGGCGCTGGGCGTTAACCGGGTGAAGATATTCGAACGCTGGAAAGCTATCGACACCAGGGATAAGCGGGAAAAATTCACGGCGCTGATTCCGGCAATTATGGAGGCTATCCGGATCAGCGATTTCAGGTTGTATTGTGAAATTACTGACGGAAAAAGCATTACATACATGATCGCCGGATTAAACAAAGAATATGGCGATGTGGTGGAGTCCGGGCTGCTTTTTGCGGATCCATCTGTTGTGGAACGTGAGACTGACGAGCTTATAGAAAAAGCTATTGCTTTCAAGCATGCGTATCGTCAGCAATATCAATATTACTTTGCAGATAAACAAATGTCTGCCAGGGGTTCGTATGAGTATCGATGCACTACGATGGGCTAAAAAGGTGAAAACCGGCAGTTCATCCAGTAAGTCTGTATTGACCTGGCTTGCTGATATGTGCGGTGCCGATTTGTGTGCATACCCGTCTGTATCTGCACTGGCAGAAGTAACGGAACTGAACAAAAAGACTGTGCAGGACAGCTTACGACACCTGATGGAGATTGGGTTAATTGTTGATACCGGTGAGAGAAAAGGCAGAACAAAGCAAATTGTGGTGTACCGACTTATCGGTGTAGAAGAAAGTGTTGCCGAGCCTGAATACACCCAAAAACGGGAGTCTTTAAAGGTGGGTAAAATTGGTGCTGTTAATAAAAACAGTACCGAAAATGGTTATGTTTCAGCACAAAACAGACCCAAAAACGGAACTCTTAGCTGCATGGAAAATAACCAAAGACACCCAAATTTTCCATCAAAGACACCCAAAAACGGATCACGGAACCCAAAGGAACCCAAAGATCTAAACCCCACACATAACGCACGCGAGAGTGCTCCGACCAGTGAGCAGGAAGTTTTGTCGTTACAGGCAGCACCCCTTGTATTCCTGGATGGCCTGAGCGAACCCATCGGAAAATTTCCGATGACCGATAGCTGGTATCCGTCACGGGATTTTCGACGACGGGCTGCGTTGTGGGGGATGGCTTTGCCGGAGACAGAATTTACACCTGCTGAACTTGCCGCCTTCCGGGACTACTGGGCAGCGGAGGGGAAAGTGTTTACGCAGATTCAGTGGGAGCAGAAATTCGCCCGTCACGTAAATCACGTCAGGGCGCAGGTTAAACCAGTCAGCAAGGGGGTAAACCATGCAGCAGCACCAGGTGGCACCGCATCACGGGCAGTTCAGGAAATTCGGGCAGCACGTGAGCAGTGGGAACGTGAAAACGGATTTATCAGCGACGGAAACGGTCTGGAAGCTGTGGGAACTCATGGGGGAGGTTTATTCGAACCGCTGGACCCAGAAGAACGGGGCCGCACCTTCGAAGCTCTGGATTGCACAGATTGGCGCGATGACTGAGCAGCAAATCCGACAGGTCTGCCGCCAGTGCATGGACCGCTGCCGGGCGGGTGAAACATGGCCTCCGGACCTGGCTGAGTTTGTGGCGCTGATTTCAGAAAGCGGGGCCAATCCATTTGGCCTGACGGTGGATGCTGTGATGGAGGAGTACCGCCGCTGGCGTGATGAGTCCTGGCGATATGACGGAAGCGACAAATATCCGTGGCCTCAGCCTGTGCTGTACCACATCTGCCTCGAAATGCGTACCAGAGGGATTGAGCGCCAGATGACGCAGGGTGAGTTAAAACGACTTGCGGAACGGCAACTGACGAAATGGGCAAAGCATGTTGGTAACGGGATGAGTGTTCCGCCAGTGCGACGACAACTGGCAGCACCCAAACGTCCTGCGGGACCAACGCCAATTGAGTTGCTGAAACAGGAATATGAACGCCGGAAAGCGGCTGGGTTTGTCTGATTTGAGAAGTAATTTTTACCGGGAGGAAATTTATGGAGACTGTTTTTGACGCACTGAAAGCGATGGGAAAAGCCACGTCGGTAGAGCTGGCTGCGCGACTTGATATCAGTCGTGAAGAAGTGCTGAACGAGCTGTGGGAACTGAAAAAGGCTGGCTTCGTTGATAAAAGCGTATACACCTGGCGTGTGGCTTATAACAACGTTCAGCAGGAACAGCCAGCGCGGGCAGAACTGCCGGAAGAAACCACCACGGCAACAGTCGCTAAAATTTCGGAGAGCGATTTAACTGCGACGATTGAACAACGTGGACCACAAACGGCGGATGAACTGGCTACGCTGTCCGGTACCACATCCCGCAAAGTGGCTTCAACGCTGGCAATGGCAATCAGCAAAGGTCGTCTGATTCGTGTAAACCAGAACGGTAAATTTCGTTACTGCATACCGGGTGATAATTTACCAGCAGAGCCGAAAGTTGAATCGGTAGCGGAAACCGATGGTAAAGCCTTTCCTCAGCCAGCAGGTGTTGCGTTACCAGTACAGGAAGTTGCAACACAGGAAGATATTAAAATAGAAACTGTGGCTGATATTGTGCAATCGTTGCCATCGTTTACTGAAACGCGAGCGGATGACCTGGTTTTACCATCGCTGCATATGGCAAACCGCGAATTGCGTCGGGCGAAAAATCATGTCCAGAAGTGGGAGCGTGTCTGCGCCGCGCTGCGGGAGCTGAACAAGCACCGGGATATTGTCCGACAGATTGTCGATTCCTCCAGTCGTATTGTGTCGGAAAAGTGATTGCCGGGGGCGCTTATGGCAAAAGTATTTACACAAGAAGAGCGAGAAAAAATTAAAGGGCAGGTTGTTGAACTGGTACGCCGGAGTGGACGCGAGACGTTACGGCAACTGGAAGCCAAGACAGGTGCGACAAGATATCTGATGAGCGTTCTCGCCAGAGAGCTGGTTGCCAGTGGCGATGTATACAACTCTGGTTACGGGTTATTCCCGTCTGAACAGGCTCGTAAGGACTGGCAAAATGCCCGCAAAAAACTCACTAGGGCAAGGGCGAAGAAACCCGCTGTGGTTGATCCGGGCCTTATCTGGTCATTAGATGACGGAGAAATACGTCGCTACGACAGGCGTCATAATATAATTTGTAATGAGTGCCGTAACAGTGAAGTGATGCAGAGAGTTTTGATATTTTGCACAGGAGTAATGATGGAGCAGTGAAAACAATATGAAATCTTTAGCTTCTGGTATTGTAACAGATGGGAAAAGTGTAGATATATGGAAATTGCATAGCAATAATTCGCAGCATGGATGCTATTCGTATGTTGATAAAGTGGTCCCAGTATGCGAGTGTAAGAGTTGAACCAGTTCCAACTAAGAAATTGGGGGGATAATATAGAAGGTGGCTAAGTGAATGTGGTTATGATTATCTGAAAAACAAATGGAATATTTTAATGGGTCTAAGAACACAGCAATGCACAAATTAGGGGTTATCTTTTACTGTGCTTATTAATATGCTCAATGACCCATTAGGATTGATGTCAGTTATGTTAGCCAGAGTGATAAAGTGATTATATCTCTGCTGTTATATGCTGAAATGAATAATACTATTCCAGAGTGCAGCAGCGAAAGTCTCCTGATGATTGAGTTCTGGAAATTGTACGACAGAAAAATTACTATATTTTTCTGCTAAAATATTTTTCAAAACAGATTCTGCTTTAATGGCTTCAGGATATAAAGATGTGGAGTAATCAAGGCTAAGATCTCCGCTAAGTAAGCATATACTTTTAGTATGCTTTGATTCTGGCATGTCATTTTTTATGATCTTGATGATTCTTTCATCCTGCCATAGAAGTGATGGTGCTGAGATATAATAATAGTTAAAACATGAATTGTTTTTTAAACAATCAAGAACAAAAATAGCACCTAGTGAGTGTCCCCATATACCGAGTTTTGAGGATGTCGGAACAATGGTGCTGACCCAGGGCATGATCTGAGTTAGCAATAACTCTCGGAAACTCTGACTTCCTCCACCAGTGAAGTAGATCCATGCTGGTTTGGAGTTATCAATAATAGCATTTTCACCACCAGGAGTGTAATCGTAAGCACGGCGGTGAATATTAAGCTTATCCAAAGATTCGTAACTCAGTGTAACTAACACTGGTGGATTGGGTAGTGCATCAATAACAGGAAGAATATCAGAAATGTTATTGTTGGCGCTATTTCCATCAAGTATATAAAGAGTTGTATTATTTTTTTTAATGTTTTTTGGAGTAAAAACGCATATTTTATATTTTGTGTCATAGTTAATTGAGTTAAATATGCGTGTTTGACAATGAATGTCCATGTGTTTAGTCATACGTTCTCCCCATGAGCATTAAAGGATTATTAAGATATGCTATGTCACTGATGAACAATTTGTTGTATGAATCTAGGTTTTTTATCTACCTCCATTATGATTTAATCGCTGATATATGTTATCAGCAAAGGTACATCGTTACTGTTTTACTTGTCAATACATTTGATATTGATTCTCGTTCGCATCGTTTGTTCAGGGATTTGAAGACAGATAACTGCTATGTCAATGAACCAACCCACAGTCCAACGTACTTCAGCAAAATATGGCGTCGGGATATAGCACCCTGATATTCACCACGGCAAACACACGCCGAGAGTGTTTTTTTATCGTCGTATGTACGTGCACATCTGAATAATGGCAGGCGAATGTGATAGCCGAAAAGCTCACCGTGCGGTGATCCGGTAGTTTCACCCTGTACGTCTCATAACCCGATGATTGAGACCTTAAGCAAAACAATAACAAGGGAGCGTCATTATGACCACTCAAACTGATTTCATATTGGCGATGTAATGGGAAGTTAAGTAGAATGGCTGCGGGTGCTTGAGGCTATCTGCCTCGGGCATGAACACCAACGGCAGATAGAGAAAAGCCCCAGTTAACATCACGCGTCCGGCAAGACGCTTAACATTAATCTGAGGCTCAATCCATGCTGAACACATGTAGGTTAGCCTCTTACGTGCCGAAAGGCAAGGAGAAGCAGGCTATGAAGCAGCAAAAGGCGATGTTAATCGCCCTGATCGTCATCTGTTTAACCATCATAGTGACGGCACTGGTAACGAGGAAAGACCTCTGCGAGGTGCGAATCCGAACCGGCCAGACGGAGGTCGCTGTCTTCACAGCTTACGAACCTGAGGAGTAAGAGACCAGGCGGGGGAGAAATCCCTCGCCACCTCTGATGTGTCAGGCATCCTCAACGCACCCGCACTTAACCCGCTTCGGCGGGTTTTTGTTTTTATTTTCAACGCGTTTGAAGTTNTNGACGGTGNCGGAATAGAATCAAAAATACTTAAGTAGCGCGCAGGGATAAGAGGGATGGTCCCTTAANGGGGAGAGCTAATTATCCGGAAGGATTCTGATGATGAACATCGAAGAACTGCGTAAAATTTTTTGTGAAGATGGCCTCTATGCTGTGTGCGTTGAAAATGGAAANNTTGTTAGTCATTACCGCATTNTGTGTTTGCGAAAGAATGGGGCTGCGTTAATTAATTTTGTGGATGCTCGGGTCACGGACGGATTTATCTTGCGCGAAGGTGANTTTGTCACTTCATTACAGGCATTGAAAGAGATCGGAATAAAAGCTGGCTTTTCTGCTTTTTCAGAAGAATAAACTCATCTACAATCTTGCGCGGGGCTGAACTCCCGCTGAGTAACACCGTGCCACCGGAGAAAACCGATGGCACGCAACGCAAAATATTACAATTCTGATAATTCGACCGTTCTTGCCCACACGCACGAGCGGTATCCTCACGCATTCAGGTCAGACTGGTACCAGCATCCCCCATGTACTGAAGAACAAGCTGAATGGCTAATTCAGTGCTACCGCAGACACGGATACGAGATTAAGAAAGCCCTCAGCCTCGATTATCGTCACTGGATAATCTCCGTCAGGCTTCCTTACTCCGAACGCCCACCGCGTCCGTCCCGCACATTCCAGCAACGCATCTGGAGGTAACGTGCGGGTATTACTTCGACCTGTTCTGGTACCGGAACTCGGGCTGGTGATCGTTAAGCCGGGCCGTGAATCCATGCCGGTATTCCACAATACCCGGGTACTGGTGGAGCCGGAACCGAAAAGCATGCGTAATCTGCCGTCCGGGGTCGTTCCTGCCGTTCGCCAGCCGCTGGCGGAGGATAAATCATTACTGCCGTTTTTCAGCGACGAACGAGTGATTCGTGCTGCTGGTGGCGCTGGCGCATTGTCTGACTGGTTACTGCGCCATGTTAAATCCTGCCAGTGGCCACACGGCGATTATCACCACAGTGAAACCGTCATTCACCGTTATGGTACCGGCGCAATGGTGTTGTGCTGGCACTGCGACAACCAGCTGCGTGACCAGACATCCGAATCACTCGAGCAACTTGCTCATCAAAACCTGTCAGCATGGATGATTGACGTCATCGGTCACGCAATAAGCGGTACGCAGGAGCGTGAATTATCTCTGGCTGAATTATCCTGGTGGGCGGTCCGCAATCAGGTGGCGGACGCGCTACCGGAAGCTGTATTACGTCGTTCACTGGGGTTGCGTGCGGAAAAAATCCGCTCCTTGTACCGCGAAAGCGACATCGTACCGGGAGAGCTGACCGCCACCAGCATACTGAAGCAGCGCACAAAAAATCTTGCGCCGTTGCCTCATGCCCACCAGCAACAGAACCCACCACAGGAAAAGACGGTGGTATGCATCACCGTTGATCCGGAGTCTCCGGAATCTTTCATGAGGCGACCTAAACGTCGCCGTTGGGTAAATGAGAAATATACGCGCTGGGTGAAGACACAGCCGTGTGCGTGTTGTGGTCAGCCAGCCGACGATCCCCATCACCTGATTGGTCACGGTCAGGGAGGGATGGGAACAAAGGCCCACGATATTTTCACGCTACCGTTGTGCCGGGAACATCACAACGAACTTCATGCGGATCCGCTGGCGTTCGAAGAAAAGCATGGTTCCCAGGTTGATTTAATTTTTCGTTTTCTTGATCACGCCTTTGCAACCGGCGTGCTCGGGTAAAAGAGGTTACTGATGCGTATAGAGTTTGTTTTGCCTTATCCGCCGACGGTGAATACTTACTGGCGACGTCGTGGCAACACATATTTTGTATCAAAAGTCGGTGAGCGTTATCGCCGTGATGTGGCACTAATTGTTCGCCAGCAGCGGCTGAAACTGAACCTGTCCGGAAGGCTGGCGATAAAGATTATTGCAGAGCCACCGGATAAGCGCCGCCGCGACCTGGACAATATCCTGAAGGCACCACTGGATGCGCTGACGCATGCCGGACTACTTATAGACGACGAGCAGTTTGATGAAATCAATATTGTGCGCGGTCAGCTCGTTCCTGGTGGGCGGCTGGGGATAAAAATCACAGAACTGGAGTGCGCATGAATAACCAGTATTTACAGTTTGTGCGTGAGCAGCTCATTATCGCCACCGCTGATTTGAGTGGGGCAACAAAAGGTCAGCTTGAAGCCTGGCAGGAGAATGCCATGTTCGATACAGGGCGTTACAGGCGAAAAAAAATCCGGTACCGCGATGAAGTGACTGGAAAAATGATAACGCGGGATAATCCACCAATCCCGGGAAAGCAATCGCTGGCGAAGGGGACGTCAATTCCTCTGGTCAGTCCGGTTGAGTTTTCGACATCATCGTGGCGGCGGGCTGTTCTGTCTCTTGAAGAGCATCATAAAGCCTGGTTGTTGTGGTGTTACGGCGGAAACATTTGCTGGGAGCATCAGATCGCGATAACGCAGTGGGTGTGGAATGAATTTAAAACCCAGTCTGGTACCAGAAAAATTGCAGGAAAAACGCTGGAGCGTGTGAAGAAGTTGATATGGCTGGCGGCACAGGATGTCAGAGGATGGGTTACCGGGAGTGAGGTCTATCAGCGGCAGGAGCTTGCCAGACTGTGTGGAGTTAAGCCAGACAACTGGAGCCATAATTATGCGAACTACTGGCGTGAGATGTGCGACATTTTTAAGAATCTCGATACAGAATCCTTGATTTCCACCGTGAAAAAGAGATCGCAACAAAAAGCGATCTTTTCACGACGAGATATTGCAAAAGTCAATTAAATCGCGTACATTTTGTGTAAATCTGATATTTTGCCGATTTTGTATGCGATGGCAAAGTAAGCAAAACCCGCCGATAAGCGGGTTTTTTTGTATTACAATGCATGCGTTTAATTACTTTTTGGACCATTGCAACATGAAATCAGATAAGGCAGAAAACTTAGAGAATCCACTCGAACGTAATGATTTTACAATTGATGACTTCCACCATGTTCTTAGGGAGTTTGATAAAGCTGTTTGTGAAGCCAATGCGGTAAGTCAGGGAGTAGGTGTGCGAATGGCTGAGGCTTATCAAGGTTGGTCAACATATATATTTGCACGAATTTGCATTCATGCTTCGATTATGATTTCTAATGTTCCTAAGTCCAGATGGGCTAAGCGAGATTACGATTTCTGGGATTTTGCTTCTATAGCATCTCATGTCAGGGCGATCCTTGAAGCTGAACTTCTGTTTATGTATTTGTCTGAAGCACCAGATTCAGAAGAGGCTTGGTCAGCAAAGCTAAATGTTATGCACATGAATGATTGTGTAAAAAGGATAGAATTATTCACGCAAAGTGATAATACAGAAGCATTAGAGTTTTATAATGAGCAACAGAGTATAATTGCGGAAAGACTCAATAAAAACCCTGCTTTTTTATCACTTGATAGTGGTACTAGGAAACGTTGCTTGTCAGGCAAGGCTTTAACAATTCCTAATAGAGACGATTTATTGATTAAACTAGGGAAAGACCCAAAATCGTTTAAAGTGATGTTTGATTTTCTATCGCATTACACACACATACTCCCTATGTCATATTACAAAATGGAACCGAATGGGAGAGGGACTGGTTGTTTTAACAAGTTCGATTTTGGATATATAATAATGGGTATGTTGCTATGTACTGAATCTTTGATTAAGTGTACTGAACGGTTGGTGGATATTTTCCCTGATGTTAAACGGTTAAGAAAAGGAACTAAATCAAAATTTACATTGGGCCCTAAACCAACAAAATAAAATTAGCTAGAGTTTCTCCACTTCGAAGGCTCCCAATGGGGGCTTTTGCATTTCAGGAGCTGGGAATCACTTTCACTTCCCCTTTGGTATAAGGGGGTGAGTCTGAGCTCCATTCCTCTCCTTACATTTTTTTCTCAGAGAACCCGCAGTCATAAGAGGTGGCTTAATGTCCGATCCTATTTCCGGTACTGGGTTAGCCGGAGGAGTTCTAACGGGAGTCAGTATTTATGGCCTGTTTACAGGTACGGATTATGGTGTTGTATTTGGCGCATTTGCAGGAGCTGTTTTCTACATAGCGACAACTGCAGATCTGACGGCAACGCGCCGACTGGCATATTTCATAGTGTCATATATCGCTGGGGTTTTGTGTTCTGGGTTAGTTGGTTCCAAACTGGCGAATTTGACCGGATACAGTGATAAACCTCTGGATGCTATTGGTGCCGTAATCGTCTCTGCTTTAGCCGTTAAAATCCTGACGTTTCTGAATAACCAGGATATCGGTTCGCTGGTGGCGCTCATAACGCGCCGGGGAGGTTCAGGTGGTACAAAATGACCTGTCGGCAACTTTTAATGCATTGCTTTGTGCTGGGGTAGTGTTAACCCTGATGTTTTACCGTCGCGGCGACTCGCGACATCGGCCGTGGATATCTCGTTTAGCGTGGCTGCTTACGGTCATGTACAGTGCCGTTCCGCTGGCGTATCTGTGCGGTATTTACCCGTACTCATCATGGGGCACTATCGGGGCCAACATTATTTTCCTCTCTGTGCTGGTAGCCGTCAGAGGCAACGTGGCACGTCTGGTTGATCATCTGAGGCGCTAATGAACCAATCACAATTTCAGCAGGCGGCTGGTATCAGCGCCGGGCTTTCTGCGCGCTGGTTTCCGCACATTGATGCGGCATTGAAAGAGTTTGGAATCACAGCAGTTAACGATCAGGCCATGTTCATTGCACAAGTTGGGCACGAATCGGCCGGTTTTACCTCGCTGGTGGAGAGCTTTAACTATTCGGTAGAGGGGCTGAAGAAAACCTTTGGTAAACGCCTGACTCCGTATCAGTGTGAAATGTTGGGACGTATCGATGGTAGGCAGATAGCGCACCAGCAGCAAATAGCCAATTTGGTTTACGGTAACCGCTTGGGGAATAACTGCCAAGGGGATGGCTGGAAATATCGTGGTCGTGGCCTGCTTCAAATCACCGGCCGGGAGAACTACGCCAAATGCGGTACGGCGCTGAAGCTTGATCTAATCGGTACACCAGAGTTGCTGACGCAGGAGAAGCATGCTGCCCGTTCTGCTGCTTGGTTTTTCACGTTACGTGGTTGTCTCCTTTACTCGGGAGAGCTGGAGCGCGTCACGCAGATTATTAATGGCGGGCAGAACGGCATTAAAGACCGTCGTGAACGTTACGCCAAAGCTAAAGCCGCACTGGTGTGAGGTCACTATGGGACTTGAAATGATTATTGGCTTAGTTCTTGCTGCACTGGCAGCAATTGCTGGTGCTTTTGGTCTGGGCAAATCACGCGGTACCAGAATCGCTGAAACAAAAGCAGACCAGCAACGTACGGAAGAACGTGCAGCGGCTATTGAAGCGGTCGCCAAACGCAGGGTAGAGACAATAAAAGGGGCTAGGGATGTACAGCAGACTGTTAACCATCTTTCTGATGACGATGTTGACCACGAGTTGCGCGAAAGCTATACCCGCAAAGCCTGAAGTAACGGACACGACCTGTGACTGGGTGAACATCATCTACCTAACAGAGCACGATATTACCGTGCTGGATAAACAGACGAAGCGGGACATATTGGCGCATAACAAATCAGTGCAGGCTAACTGCAGGAAGAAAGCGGGGCATGAACGCAGAGAACTTAAGTAACGCGCATTACATCTATAACGAGATGAAAGAGCTACAGCGACAGAAAGGTATACTAGAAAGTGGCGCTGGGCTTGGTGTGACAATCCAGTCTGCCTATTAAGATAATGCCTTTATTGAGGCTATACGCCCACATGCAGTTGCTGAACTTGACCGCCACATTGAGGAAAAGAAATCCGTGCTGGTTAATTTGGGAGATTCCTTTTTTATACGAGCATAATAAAGCGGGTTGGAAACCCGCCTAAAGCACTTAGAAACTGCGTGGAGCTGTGGAAAGAATGGATGCCAGTTCTTCCTTTGATAAATCCCAGCTTCGATTTACAGCGTCAATTTTCTTAAACTCATCAAGCATTGCGTTATAGAGATGTTCTGTACGTGAATGAGTATTGGCAATGGGCTGTTTCTGTTCGGGGAAGCGATCAATTTTCTGATACGCCTCAATGATACTGAAGTAATCGCATTCATTATTACCGTCGAAACCTGGGAGCTGAATTTCCCCATCATGTATTTTTAGATGATGGTCACGGACTAATTCTTTTTGCTCGTCATCACTAAGTTTCCTGAAAGCATTGGAAAGTCCGCGGTACATATTCAATACAGCAGTAACAAAATCACGATCTTCTTTACTTGGTTCATCAACATCCAAATGTGAATATTCGGCCTTCATAACCCAATCATTACCAGATGACACAGCATATTTTACAAGCTGTGGATCAATATCAGTTTCGATACCTAGGTGGATGGCAATGTCACATAACAAAATGGTATTGATTTTATCCTTAATATCCATGAGTTAACCCTCTGAAGTAAAAAGTAATATCTACACCCGTTAGCTCATGAAGTCTATTGATCTGGCTCATATCAGCTGCAAATCCATTTCATGGAGATACTCAATGCAGGTCACTTTTGATTTATATAAGGGCGAAACATGCCAGCACTAATCCCACGCGCCTGCCGTAAACGTGGATGTGCAGGTACAACCACAGACAGTTCTGGTTACTGCGATAAACATCGTGGCGAAGGATGGGCACAGCATCAACGCGGATTAAGTCGCCACCAGCGTGGCTATGGCTCGAAATGGGATGCCATACGTGCGCGCATACTGAAGCGTGATAATCATCTGTGTCAGAACTGCCTGCGCAATGGGAGAGCCGTTGAAGCCAGAACTGTGGACCACATCATTCCGAAGGCTCATGGTGGCACGGATGCAGACAGTAACCTGCAGAGTCTGTGCTGGTCCTGTCATAAAGCAAAAACAGCGCGCGAACGCATCAATTGATAATAGTTCCCATCTGTAGGGGAGGGGCGGATCAAATCTCTGCAACCCTGGCTGCTCAGTACCGCCGCCTGACCCTTCCTCACATCGCCGCAGGTTCGAAAACTTTTTTTTGGAAATGTGAACAAACGATTGATAGGTAAGACCGATTATGTCAGGACCTCCGAAAACCCCGCCACGCCTGCATTTGATTCGAGGCAACCCCTCAAAGCGCCCCGTTAAAGACCACAAAAAAACCGCTAAAAAGGATGAAAAAGGTCTTCCTAAAATTCCGCAGCATTTAGGGGCTCAGGGGAAGTACTGGTTCAGGCGAATGGCGGAAGAGCTGAATGCGGAAGGGATCATTTCTCAGCTTGATGCGCGTGCGCTCGAGTTGCTGGTGGAAGCCTACACCGAATATCGGCATCACTGCGAAACACTCGATGTTGAGGGGTATACCTACCGCACGGAAACGCAGAGCGGTGATGTACTGATTAAGGCGCACCCCGCGGCGGCAATGAAAGCGGATGCCTGGAAGCGGATCCGGGCAATGCTTGCAGAGTTTGGTATGTCACCGGCAAGCCGGGCTAAAGTAAATATCGCCGGACCGGATGATGTTGATCCGCTGGCGGAGCTTTTAAAAGCGAGAGACTGATGGCAAAAGTGGCTGACGGGATCCGCTACGCCGAACGTGTTGTTGCAGGAGAAATTGTTGCTGGCGAATTTGTCCGCCTGGCCTGCCAGCGTTTTCTTGATGATCTGAAGTACGGCGAAGAGCGGGGGATTTATTTCAGTGAACCCCGTGCGCAGCACATCCTGAATTTCTACAAATTTGTGCCTCATGTAAAAGGGGCGCTGGCAGGCCAGCCCATTGAGTTGATGGACTGGCATGTATTTATCCTCATTAATATTTTTGGTTTTGTCATTCCGCTGGTCAATGAAGAGACCGGGGAAGTTGTCATGCGCAGCGATGGCAGCGGACGTCCGGTGATGGTGCGCCGGTTCCGGACGGCGTACAACGAAGTCGCCCGTAAAAACGCAAAATCAACTCTGTCATCGGGTATCGGCCTGTATATGACGGGGGCAGATGGTGAAGGCGGAGCTGAGGTGTATTCAGCCGCAACCACGCGTGACCAGGCCAGAATCGTGTTTGAAGACGCCAAAAATATGGTCAGAAAAGCCCGGTCGACACTCGGGCGGTTGTTTGATTTCAACAAGCTGGCGATTTACCAGGAGCAGAGCGCATCAAAATTTGAACCGCTTTCTTCGGATGCAAACAACCTGGATGGTCTGAACATCCACTGCGCCATTATTGATGAGCTGCATGCACATAAAACCCGTGACGTGTGGGACGTTCTGGAAACGGCAACCGGTGCCCGTCTGCAGTCCCTTTTATTTGGTATCACCACGGCAGGGTTTAACAAGGAAGGGATTTGTTACGAGCAGCGTGATTACGCCATCAAGGTATTGCATGGCTATAACAGCGACGTGGAGGGCGCTGTAAAAGACGACTCCTACTTTGCGATTATTTACACCCTCGATGAGGGAGATGATCCGTTTGATGAAACGGTCTGGCAGAAAGCGAATCCCGGCCTGGGCATTTGTAAACGCTGGGATGATCTGCGTCGTCTGGCGAAAAAAGCGAAAGAACAGGTCTCTGCGCGGGTGAATTTTTTTACCAAACACATGAATGTGTGGGTAACAGCAGAGTCTGCCTGGATGGACATGATTAAGTGGGAGAAGTGCGAATACATTGCCCCACGACATGAGCTGAAAACGTATCCCATGTGGGTCGGCGTTGACCTTGCTCATAAGATTGATATCTGTGCGGCGGCAAAACTCTGGCGAACGGATAACGGGCATGTTCATGCCGATTTTAAATTCTGGCTTCCGGAAGGACGGCTGGAACGATGCTCGCGGCAGCAGGCAGAACTTTACCGGAAGTGGGCGGAGATGGATAAGCTGATTCTGACGGATGGTGATGTTATCGATCATGCTCAGATAAAAAGTGACTTACTGGAATGGATTGGTGGTGAAAACCTCAGGGAACTGGGATTTGACCCGTGGAGCGCGATGCAGTTCAGCCTGGCACTGGCTGAAGAAGGGATACCGCTGGTGGAGGTTCCGCAGACGGTTCGCAATCTGTCAGAGGCCATGAAGGAAACGGAATCACTGGTCTATGCCGGGCGTTTCCATCACAGCAATCATCCGGTCATGAACTGGATGATGTCTAACGTTACGGTAAAACCGGACAAAAACGACAATATCTTCCCGAATAAATCCACGCTGGAAGCCAAAATCGACGGCCCTGTTGCGATGTTTACAGCAATGAGCCGGATGCTGGTCAATGGTGGTGAACCGGAGCCGGATCTGTCTGAACATCTGGTCAGCGTGGGCATCCGCTCGCTTTAACCGAGGTCATTATGTTTCTGATAATTCTCGCGCCACTGGTGGGCGTGCTGGGTGCGCTTTTGCTGGCGTATGGTGCCTGGCTGATTTATCCCCCGGCGGGTTTTGTTGTTGCCGGGGCGCTGTGCCTGTTCTGGTCGTGGCTGGTGGCGCGATATCTCGACCGTACACAGTCGTCTGTCGGCGGAGGTAAATAGTGTTCTTTTCGGGATTATTTCAACGAAAAAGTGACGCGCCGGTGACGACGCCAGCAGAGCTGGCGGACGCTATCGGGCTGTCCTACGACACCTATACCGGAAAGCAGATCAGCAGTCAGCGGGCCATGCGACTGACGGCGGTTTTTTCCTGCGTCAGGGTGCTGGCAGAGTCGGTCGGGATGTTGCCCTGCAACCTGTATCACCTGAACGGCAACCTGAAACAGAGAGCCACCGGCGAACGTCTGCATAAGCTGATTTCCACGCATCCCAATGGCTATATGACGCCGCAGGAGTTTTGGGAGCTGGTGGTCACCTGTCTGTGCCTGCGGGGAAACTTTTACGCCTACAAAGTGAAAGCATTTGGCGAAGTGGCTGAACTGCTGCCCGTCGATCCCGGCTGTGTGGTACCGAAGCTTAACAGTAGCTGGGAGCCGGTCTATCAGGTCACATTCCCGGACGGCTCCACGGATGTGCTGAGCCAGGAGGATATCTGGCATGTGCGCACGCTGACGCTGGACGGGCTGGTGGGGCTGAATCCCATCGCCTATGCCCGCGAGGCAATATCGCTGGCGGCAGCGACCGAAGAGCACGGGGCCAGACTGTTCAGCAATGGTGCGGTGACGTCGGGTGTGTTGCGTACAGAGCAGACGCTGTCAGATCAGGCTTACGAGCGCCTGAAGAAAGATTTTGAGGAGCGTCACACCGGGCTTGGCAATGCTCACCGCCCGATGATCCTTGAGATGGGGCTGGACTGGAAGTCGATGGCGCTGAACGCCGAGGACAGCCAGTTCCTGGAAACCCGCAAGTTTCAGCTTGAAGAAATCTGTCGTCTGTTCCGGGTGCCATTGCACATGGTGCAGAACACCGATCGCGCCACCTTCAACAATATCGAAGAGCTGGGGCTGGGATTTATCAACTATTCACTGGTGCCGTATCTGACCCGCATCGAACAGCGGATCAACACCGGACTGGTACGAAAAAGTAAGCAGGGCGTTTATTACGCCAAATTTAACGCCGGGGCGTTACTGCGCGGGGATATGAAGTCCCGTTTTGAAGCCTACGCCACCGGGATTAACTGGGGAATTTACTCTCCCAATGACTGCCGCGACCTGGAAGATATGAATCCGCGTCCCGGTGGTGATGTCTATCTCACACCGATGAACATGACCACGAAACCCTCTGATGGCAGTAAAGCCGGTAAGCATAAGGATAACGCCAATGCAGACGAAACAACGTCTTGATGTACCGCTGAGTCTGAAATCTGTCAGTGACTCCGGTGAGTTTGAAGGGTATGGCTCCGTCTTTGGTGTAAAGGACAGCCACGATGATGTGGTGATGTCCGGGGCATTTGCTGCTTCCCTGCGGGCGTGGAGTGAAAGAAAAGCGTTACCTGCGCTGCTCTGGCAGCACCGCATGGATGAGCCCATCGGTGTTTACACCGAAATGAAGGAAGACGATGTCGGGCTTTACGTCAGGGGGCGGTTGCTCATTGATGATGATCCCCTGGCAAAACGCGCACATGCACACATGAAGGCCGGTTCGTTAACCGGCCTTTCTATTGGGTACGTCCTGAAGGACTGGGAATACGACCGGACGAAAGAAGCCTTTCTGCTGAAAGAAATCGACCTCTGGGAAGTCAGTCTGGTGACGTTTCCGTCTAACGACGAGGCGCGGATCAGCGACGTCAAGAACGCGCTGGCCCGCGGGGAAATCCCCGAACAGAAAAAAATCGAAAGAGTCCTGCGTGATGTCGGACTCTCCCGTACCCAGGCCAAAGCATTCATGGCCGGGGGCTATAGCGCACTGTCCCTGCGCGACGCTGAGGATGTGGGCTCTGCACTGAATGCACTGAAAAATCTGAACTTCTAATCAGGAGAAATACGATGGCGGTAGATATTAAAGATGTCGAACAGGTCGCGCAGGAGCTGCAGCAGAAGTTTGACGACTTCAAGGCAAAGAACGACAAGCGCGTGGATGCGATTGAGCAGGAAAAAGGCAAGCTTGCCGGGCAGGTGGAAACCCTGAACGGGAAACTCAGCGAGCTGGAAAACCTCAAAAGCGATCTTGAAAAAGAGCTGCTTGAGCTGAAACGTCCGGCAGGTGGTGCGCAAAATAAACTGGCCACCGAGCATAAAGAGGCTTTTGTGGGCTTCCTGCGTAAAGGCCGTGAAGATGGTCTGCGCGATCTGGAGCGTAAGGCATTGCAGGTGGGCACCGATGAAGACGGTGGCTATGCCGTGCCGGAAGCGCTGGATCGCAACATTCTCACCCTGCTGAAAGATGAAGTGGTGATGCGCCAGGAAGCCACGGTGATCACCGTTGGCGGTTCCGACTACAAAAAACTGGTGAATCTGGGCGGCACGGCTTCCGGATGGGTTGGCGAGACTGACGCGCGCACCCTGACTGCCACCTCAAAACTGGGACTGATTGAACCTTTCATGGGGGAGATCTACGGTAACCCGCAGGCCACCCAGAAAATGCTGGATGATGCTTTCTTCAACGTGGAGGCCTGGATCAACAGCGAGCTGGCAACCGAATTTGCCGAACAGGAAGAAATTGCCTTTACCTCCGGCGATGGTACCAAGAAGCCAAAAGGGTTCCTGGCGTATGAATCCACCGATGAAACCGATAAGGTCCGGGCGTTCGGCAAACTTCAGCATATTGTATCCGGCGAAGCGACGACGGTGACCGCAGACGCCATTATCAAACTGATTTACACGCTGCGTAAGGCACACCGCACTGGCGCGAAGTTCATGATGAACAACAACAGCCTGTTTGCCATCCGTCTGCTGAAAGACAGCGAGGGTAACTATCTGTGGCGTCCGGGGCTGGAGCTGGGGCAGCCGTCCTCTCTGGCGGGTTACGGTATCGCTGAAAACGAACAGATGCCGGATATCGCCGCTGATGCGAAAGCCATTGCATTTGGTAACTTCAAACGGGGTTACACCATCGTTGACCGTATCGGCACCCGCATTCTGCGTGATCCGTACACCAATAAACCGTTTGTCGGTTTTTATACCACCAAGCGCACCGGCGGCATGCTGGTCGATTCGCAGGCCATCAAACTGCTGAAGATTGCAGCGGCGTAATCATTCAGGGGGCGCAGAAGTGCGCCCCTGTTCTGACAGGTGAAAGAATCATGATCCTGAAACAAGATCTGAAATGGTCACCGGACGGTATGCGTGTTGAGATTATTCGGGCCGGTGAGTATGAAGATAAAGAATTACCCGAACGGGTACGCGAAATTGCCACTGCAGCTGGGATTGTCTCTGATAAGAGAACACCTGTTGCGCGGGGGGCTGATAAGTCTAAAAAACAGCATTCATAGAGGTTGCCCAAATGATGCCCACTCTGGAAGAGCTTCGTGTTCAGTGCCGGATTGATGATGACAATGAACAGGAGAATGCTCTTCTTATGATGTATCTGGCTGCTGCCAGGGAAGAGGCTGAAAAGTTTTTAAACCGGACGCTTTACGATGAAACTGTTTCTGAGCAGGATACGACCGGGCTTGTAATAACACCGCTGATAAAGCTGCGTCTTATGCAACTGGTTGGCTACTGGTACGAGAACAGGGAAATGCAGGATGCAGTGCCTGATTTTTTCTATACCGGACTGCGGATGTATCGGTTTCATCCCGGAACATAGGGGGATTCATGCAGGCAGGAAGATTACGTGATCGTGTGGTTATTCTGAATGCCACCACCGTTCGGTCTCCGTCAGGGCACCCTGTGGAAACAATGACGGAGGGGGCAACCATATGGGCAGAAGTTAAGGGGATCAGTGGCAGGGAGAGAATATCCGGAGGCGCAGAAACTGCTCAGGCTACAGTGAGGGTCTGGATGAGATTCCGGCGAGATGTAACAGCAACTTCATGTCTGAAAGTGCTGACTGGTGCATTCAAAGGCGCGATTCTGAGTATAGACGGTCCGCCGATACCGGATGCTCGTGCCACACGGCTTGAGATACTCTGTTCTCAGAAGGGGAATGTGTGATGGATTTCAGTCTTGATTTTTCAGGTCTGGCGGATATTGCACGGGATCTGGAGACGCTCAGCAGGGCAGAAAATAATAAGGTACTGCGCGATGCCACCCGTGCCGGTGCTGAAGTTATGCGGGATGCAGTTGTTGAACGTGCGCCGGAGCGAACCGGGAAACTGAAGAAAAATGTGGTTGTTCTCACTCAGCGTTCAAAGCGTCGGGGGGAAATTATCTCGGGTGTCCACATTCGTGGACGGAACCTGCGAACCGGAAACAGTGATAACAGCATGAAAGCCAGTGATCCCCGAAATGCGTTTTACTGGCGCTTTGTGGAGCTGGGAACGATAAACATGCCCGCGCATCCGTTCATTCGCCCGGCTTTCGATACGACAGAGGAACTGGCGGCACAGATTGCCATACAGCGAATGAATCAGGCTATTGATGAGGTCTTAAGTAAATGAGAGAGACCACACTGTATTCCCTGCTGTCTCAACTGGCCGGAGGACAGGTTTATCCTTATGTGGTCCCGCTGACGGAGGGAAAGCCTGCGGTATCTCCGCCATGGCTGGTATTTTCTGTGGTGTCTGACACTGCGTCTGATGTGCTTGATGGTCAGGCTGAATCCAGAATTACCGTGCAGATCGATGTCTGGGCAACAGTACCTGATGACGCAGATGATATCCGTGAGCAGGCGCTTGATGCGGTAAGGCAACTTGCACCCTCTGTTATTTCTAAAACTCAGGGTTATGATCCTGATTCCCGTCTGAGCAGAGCCACGCTTGAATTTCAGGTAATAGCCTGAGGTCGTTAATGATTTTACCCACCCGCCGCTGGCGGGTTTTTTATTTTCAGGAGACGAGTATGTCCTCTAATTTTGAGCGTTCGCAACTGACGAAAATTATGATTTCGTCTGCACCGGTAACAGCAGAAACCCTGGATTCTGCCAGCTATCTTAGCCTGAGCTGTACAATCAAAGAGGTGCAGTTTACCGCAGGACAAAAGCAGGATATTGATGTCACCACGCTGTGTTCTGTTGAACAGGAAAATATTAACGGTCTTGGTGCCGCGTCAGAGATTTCCATGTCAGGCAACTTTTACCTCAATGCTGCCCAGAACGCGTTGCGCAGTGCCTATGACAATGACACCACGTATGGCTTTAAAGTTATTTTTCCGTCAGGCAACGGATTTACCTTTATGGCAGAGGTGCGTCAGCATACCTGGTCTGCAGGAACCAATGGTGTTGTGGCTGCAACGTTTTCCCTGCGCCTGAAAGGTAAACCTGTGCTGACGACAGAGCCGCTGAAAGTGAAGGTCGATTTAAACAGCACGCTGCAGGTTTCTGCCGGAGCGAAACTCGAAATGGTGGTTGAGGCTGCCGGTGGTGTGCCGCCTTATTCTTATGTCTGGAAGAAAGGTAGTTCTCCTGTTTCCGGACAGACGGCGGCAACGTTCAGTAAGGCATCAGCAGCATCCGGTGATGCCGGTGCGTATACCTGCGAGATTTCTGATTCAGCAAGCCCGGTTAACAAGGTGACCTCCACTTCCTGCACTGTTACCGTCAGTTAATGAGGATAGATGTGATGACTAAAAATATCCGTAATCTGGCACTGGCAACGATGTCGGGGTTTCGCCGTAAAACTGTTGATGTGCCTGAATGGGAAGGGGCAACGGTTGTATTACGGGAACCTTCTGCAGAAGCTTGGTTGCGCTGGCAGGAGATCGTTAAAGCAAAAGATGATGAGACACCGTTATCCGTTGCGGAGCGCGCCCGCCGAAATCTGGAGGCAGATGTTGAACTGTTCATTGATGTTCTGTGTGATACCGGACTGCAACCTGTATTTTCAGAGGATGATCGTGAACAGGTGATTGCCGTGTATGGCCCGGTGCATGCGCGGCTTCTTCGGCAGTCTCTGGAACTGATCAGTGATGCCGGCGAGGTTAAAAAAAAGTAGCGCTTCCGGGGATGCGTTTTCTGATGATGCTGGCACTCAGGATGGGGCGCACATTGTCAGAGTTACGCCGGGAAATGTCCGCATCAGAAATCATGATGTGGGCAGAATTTGACAGGTTCAGCCCGCTGGGGGACGAACGGGCTGATATCCGGGCTGCCCAGATTGTTTCAGCTGTTTACGGTGCGCAGGGGGTCAAAGTGCCACTGAATGATGCGCTTCTTCAGTGGGAGAAGGAGCAGACAGAAGGCTCCTCAGATCCATTTGCTGAGATTGAGAAGGCATTATTTGTTGCAGCTCGATGATCTTTTCACTTGACTGGATTATTATTCCCATTTTATTGAGAAAGTAAGGAAACATTGATGGAATTTTTACTTATTTCAATAGTTTTGGGACTAATTCCAGCTATTATTGCGAAAAGCAAAGGTCGCTCATTTTTAGGATGGTGGGTATATGGTGCGATGATCTTTATTGTTGCTCTGGTTCATTCGCTAGTAATCCAAAGAGATGAGAAGGCACATGAACAACAAATGGTAAGCAATGGCATGAAGAAATGCCCTTACTGTGCGGAGTTGATCAAAGAAGAGGCTATTAAATGTAAGCATTGCGGTAGTGATTTAATTTGCAATGCAGATAGTTCCGTTTCACAAAAAACGGATGATGAATATCTTCAGGAAGCAAGGCGTAAGGCCGGACTTCTTTAAAGAATACAAAAACCGCTTCGGCGGTTTTTTTTCGTCCGGAGAATGAGTGTGGCGACATTACGTGAACTGATTATTAAAATCTCGGCAAACTCCCGGTCATTCCAGTCAGAGATCTCCCGGGCTTCGCGTATGGGGCAGGATTACTACCGCACCATGCAGAACGGAGGCCGACAGTCTGCTGTTGCATCCCGTGAAATGCGGCGTGCACTGGCAGAAGTGACGGATCAGATAAATACAGCTAAATCTTCGGCACTGAATATGGCGGGGGCATTTGCCGGGGCTTTTGCTACCGGTCATCTTATTTCTCTCGCCGATGAGTGGAATTCAGTAAATGCCCGTCTGAAGCAGGCCTCACAGTCCAGTGATGATTTTCAGGCATCACAGCGTGAATTAATGGCGATCAGCCAGAGAACGGGGACGGCGTTTTCTGATAACGCCAGCCTTTTTGCCCGTTCTGCAGCTTCCATGCGGGAGTATGGTTACAGTTCTGAGGAGGTACTGAAAGTCACCGAGGCGATCTCCACTGGCCTGAAATTATCCGGTGCCAGTACAGCAGAAGCCAGTTCGGTGATCACGCAGTTCAGTCAGGCATTGGCGCAGGGAGTGCTGCGCGGTGAAGAGTTTAACTCGGTGAATGAGAACGGCGATCGTGTTATTCGTGCGCTGGCTGCGGGAATGGGGGTTGCCCGTAAGGATCTGAAGGCCATGGCGGATAACGGAAAGTTGACCGCCGATAAGGTTGTTCCTGCACTGATTAGTCAGCTTGGGGCATTACGTGATGAATATGCGGCAATGCCTGATACGGTTTCATCTTCTGCAACCAAAGTTGAAAACGCCTTTATGGCCTGGGTTGGTGGTGCGAACGAGGCAAGCGGAGTGACGAAGACGCTCTCCGGTGTGCTGAATGGTATAGCAGGCAATATTGACACAGTGGCAACCGCTGCCGGTGCTCTGGTTGCCGTCGGGGTAGCCCGATATTTTGGCAATATGGCGTCTTCTGCTGGATCTGCAACTGTCGGATTAATTACTGCAGCCAGAAACGAAGTGGCTCTTGCGGAAGCGCAGCTCCGGGGGACGCAGATAGCAACAGCCAGGGCGCGTGTGGCGGTTTATCGTGCGCAACAGGCGGTTGCGGCTACCCGTGGTACTGAAAGGCAGGCAGCCGCAGAAGCGAAACTGGCTGCTGCCCAGGCGTCACTTACCCGTAATATTGTGGCCAGAACAGCAGCACAGACAACGCTGAATAATGTTACGTCAGTAGGGAGCCGTTTGTTAAGTGGTGCGCTGGGGCTGGTTGGGGGTGTGCCGGGGCTTGTCATGCTGGGGGCCGCGGCCTGGTACACGATGTATCAGAATCAGGAGCAGGCCAGAGAATCTGCACGCCAGTATGCCGCAACAATCGACGAAATTCGCCAGAAAACGTCGGCAATGTCGCTTCCTGAAACGTCAGATAATGAAGAAAAGACGCGGCAGGCACTTGATGAGCAAAACAGGTTAATTGACGAGCAGAAAAGTAAGATTAAATCCTTACAGGAAAAAATTGCTGGCTATCAGTATGTGCTGGCAAACCCGGGCTGGACAACCGATAACGGTTTTATGATTAACCATATGACGTCGGTGAAAACTGTCACAGAAGGGCTTGCAGAAGCAACAAATCAACTGGCAGTTGAACAGTCCCGTCTCACACAAATGCAGGGCAAAGCGCAATCCATTCAGGATGTGCTTGCCGGGCTGGAGGAGCGGCGGGTTGCGTTGATCCGTCAACAGGCAGCGGAACAAAACAAAGCGTATCAGTCCATGTTGATCATGAATGGGCAGCATACCGAGTTTAATCGCCTTCTCGGGCTTGGTAATGAATTACTTCAGCAGCGACAGGGGCTGGTGAATGTACCGTTACGGCTGCCACAGGCCACCCTGGATGATAAACAGCAGACCGCACTGAATAACAGCGAGCGCGAACTGGCTCTGTCCCGCCTGAAGGGGGAAGCCCGTGAGCGTGCCCGACTGGGTTATGCTGCGGATGATCTCGGCTTTGTGGGAGAGGCGTATCAGACAGCCAGACAGAATTATATCAATAACTCACTGGATGCCTGGCGAAATAACCAGGCAAATAAACCCAAAGCGCATAAAAAGACCGAAGCGGAAAAAACAGAAGATATTTATAAACGGCTGATTAAACAGCAAAAAGAACAAATAGCACTGGCAGGTCAGAATACTGAACTGGCTAAGATGAAATATCAGGTCAGTCAGGGCGAATTATCAACCCTGTCAGAAGCGCAGAAAAAAACGCTTTTACAGAATGCGGCACTCATCGACCAGAAAAAGATTCGTGAGCAGCTTGCCGCGTATGAAAGCAGTCTGGCGGACAGTAATGCCAGCGCCCGGGCATCTGACGACGCGCAGTTGCTGGGATATGGTGAAGGCTCACGGATGCGTGAACGACTCCAGGAAATGTGGAGTATCCGGCAGGCGTTTGAGCAGAAAAATAACGAGCTGCTGAGACAGTATCAGGCCGGAGAAATTGAAGAAGCCCTGTGGAAACAGGAGAAAGAACTGAATAAAAAATATCTGGAAGAGCGTCTCAGCGATCAGCAGGATTATTATGCAAAGGCTGATGCTTTACGCAGTAACTGGAATGCCGGACTCCAGGAGGGGCTGACGAACTGGGCAGACAGTGCCACTGATTATGCTTCGCAGGCGGCAGATGCTGTCGTTTCCACTATGGACGGGTTGGTATCAAATATTTCCGATGCACTGGCCGGAAATGTTGTGGACTGGAGAAACTGGGGGAGTTCAATTCTCCAGGAAGTTTCAAAAATTCTGATGAACGCTGCCATCGTTAACGGGCTGAAGTCACTTTCCAAAAGCATGTCCGGTGCCGGAGGATGGCTTGGTACAGTCGGCGACTGGCTGTCCGGTGCAGTGGCAAACGCAAAAGGTGGTGTTTATACATCGGCAAATCTGAGTGCTTACAGTAACACCATTGTGGATACCCCGACGTATTTTGCTTTTGCGAAAGGTGCCGGGCTGATGGGCGAGGCCGGGCCTGAAGCTATCATGCCACTGACTCGGGCAGCGGACGGCTCTCTTGGAGTCAGAGCCATTGGCAATGTGAATGGTGGCGGTGGATTTGTTTATTCTCCCGTATATCACATCAGTATTCAGAATAAAGGGAGCAATGGCGAGATAGATACGCAGTCAGCCAGGGGGCTGGTGGATCTGATCGACAGCAGGGTTGTGTCAATTATGCAGTCATCACGTCGGGACGGAGGATTATGCAGTGCCTGAGTCTGAAGTTTTTAACTGGATCCCCCGCGAGGGGATGGAGACGACACGAAAGCCATCTGTTATTACGGTAAAGTTCGGTGACGGATATGAACAGCGACGGGCTGGTGGTCTGAATGCAGATCTGAAAACGTTTAAACCGGTATTTCGTGTCACGGATGAATATTCCCGTGCCGCGCTGGACAGTTTTTTATCCCGTCATGCCGGGATTCGTGCTTTTTTGTGGCGTCCGCCAAAACACAACAGGACTGTCCGGGTTGTCTGCAGGGAGTGGAGCATTTCGGATAATGCCATGTATACCGATTTTAACTGTACCTTTGAAGAGGTCACTCACTGATGCAGGATATACAGCAGGAAACACTCAATGAGTGCACTAAAACGGAGCAATCCGCGCTGGTCGTGCTCTGGGAAATTGATCTGACAGAGGTCGGCGGAGATCGTTATTTCTTCTGTAATGAGCAGAACGAAAAAGGTGAACCAGTCACCTGGCAGGGGCGGCAGTATCAGGCCTATCCCATTCAGGGAAGTGGATTTGAGATGAACGGCAAAGGAGCCAGTGCAAGGCCAACGCTGAAAGTCTCTAACCTGCACGGCATGGTCACCGGGATGGCGGAAGACCTGCAGAGTCTGGTTGGAGGAACGGTGGTCCGGCGTAAGGTTTACGCCCGTTTTCTGGATGCGGTGAACTTCGTCAACGGAAACAGTGACGCCGATCCGGAGCAGGAGGTGATCAGCCGCTGGCGCATCGAGCAGTGCAGCGAACTGAGCGCGGTGAGTGCCTCCTTTGTACTGTCCACGCCGACGGAAACGGACGGTGCCGTTTTTCCGGGACGTATCATGCTGGCCAACACCTGCACCTGGACCTATCGCGGTGATGAGTGCGGTTATCACGGTCCGGCGGTAGCGGATGAATATGATCAGCCGACGTCCGATATCACGAAGGATAAATGCAGCAAATGCCTGAGCGGCTGTAAGTTTCGCAATAACGTCGGCAACTTTGGCGGCTTCCTTTCCATTAACAAACTTTCGCAGTGAATCCCATGACAGAGACAGAATCAGCGATTCTGGCGCACGCCCGGCGATGTGCGCCAGCGGAGTCGTGCGGCTTCGTGGTGAGAACACCGGAGGGGGAAAGATATTTTCCCTGCGTGAATATCTCCGGTGAGCCGGAGGAGTATTTCCGGATGTCGCCGGAGGACTGGCTGCGGGCAGAGATGCTGGGTGAGATTGTGGCGCTGGTCCACAGCCACCCCGGTGGTCTGCCCTGGCTGAGTGAGACCGACCGGCGGCTGCAGGTNCAGAGTGATTTGCCGTGGTGGCTGGTNTGCCGGNGGGCGATTCACAAGTTCCGCTGTGTGTCGCATCTCACCGGGCGGCGCTTTGAGCACGGGGTGACGGACTGTTACACGCTGTTCCGGGATGCTTACCATCTGGCGGGGATTGAGATGCCGGATTTTCATCGCGGGGATGACTGGTGGCGTCACGGTCAGAATCTCTATCTGGATAATCTGGAGGCCACAGGGCTGTATCAGGTGCCGTTGTCAGCGGCGCAGCCGGGCGATGTGCTGCTGTGCTGTTTTGGTTCATCGGTGCCGAATCATGCCGCCATTTACTGTGGTGACAGCGAGCTGCTGCACCATATTCCTGAACAACTGAGCAAACGAGAGAGGTACACCGACAAATGGCAGCGACGCACACACTCCCTCTGGCGTCACCGGGCATGGCACGCATCTGCCTTTACGGGGATTTACAACGATTTGGCCGCCGCATCGACCTTCGAGTGAAAACGGGGTCCGAAGCCATCCGGGCGCTGGCCATGCAGATCCCGGCGTTTCGTCAGAAACTGAGCGACGGCTGGTACCAGGTACGCATTGCCGGGCGTGATGCAGGTGAAACCGAATTGTCTGCCCGTCTTAATGAGCCGCTGGCAAATGGTGCCGTGATCCACATCGTGCCGCGTCTGGCGGGAGCTAAAAGTGGCGGTGTGTTTCAGGTGGTGCTGGGGGCGGCGCTGATTGCTGTGGCATGGTGGAACCCTGTGGGCTGGCTGGGTGCCGCGGCTGTATCGGGCATGTATGCGGCAGGGGCCAGTATGATCCTGGGCGGAGTGGCGCAGATGCTGGCACCGAAAGCCAGGACGCCCACGGCAGCAAGTACAGATAACGGCAAACAGAACACCTATTTCTCCTCACTGGATAACATGGTTGCCCAGGGCAATGTTCTGCCCGTTCTGTACGGTGAAATGCGCGTGGGATCACGTGTGGTTTCTCAGGAGATCAGCACGGCAGACGAAGGGGACGGTGGTCAGGTTGTGGTGATTGGTCGCTGATGCAAAATGTTTTATGTGAAACCGCCTGCGGGCGGTTTTGTCGTTTCTGGAGCGTGAGGAATGGGTAAAGGCAGCAGTAAGGGGCATACCCCGCGCGAAGCGAAGGACAACCTGAAGTCCACGCAGTTGCTGAGTGTGATCGATGCCATCAGCGAAGGGCCGGTTGAAGGTCCGGTGGATGGATTAAAAAGCGTGCTGCTGAACAGTACGCCGGTGCTGGACACTGAGGGGAATACCAACATCTCCGGTGTCACGGTGGTGTTCCGTGCCGGTGAGCAGGAGCAGACACCGCCGGAGGGGTTTGAATCCTCCGGCTCCGAGACGGTGCTGGGTACGGAAGTGAAATATGACACGCCGATCACCCGGACCATCACGTCGGCAAACATCGACCGACTGCGCTTTACCTTCGGTGTACAGGCACTGGTGGAAACCACCTCAAAGGGAGACAGGAATCCGTCGGAAGTCCGCCTGCTGGTTCAGATACAACGTAACGGTGGCTGGGTGACGGAAAAAGACATCACCATTAAGGGCAAAACCACGTCGCAGTATCTGGCCTCGGTGGTGGTGGATAACCTGCCGCCGCGCCCGTTTAATATCCGGATGCGCAGGATGACGCCGGACAGCACCACAGACCAGNTGCAGAACAAAACGCTCTGGTCGTCATACACCGAAATCATCGATGTGAAACAGNGCTACCCGAACACGGCACTGGTCGGCGTNCAGGTGGANTCGGAGCAGTTCGGCAGCCAGCAGGTGAGCCGTAATTATCATCTNCGCGGGCGNATTCTGCAGGTGCCGTCGAANTATAACCCGCAGACGCGGCAATACAGCGGTATCTGGGACGGAACGTTNAAACCGGCATACAGCAACAACCCGGCCTGGTGTCTGTGGGATATGCTGACCCATCCGCGCTACGGCATGGGGAAACGTCTTGGTGCGGCGGATGTGGATAAATGGGCGCTGTATGTCATCGGCCAGTACTGCGACCAGTCGGTGCCGGACGGCTTTGGCGGCACGGAGCCGCGCATCACCTGTAATGCCTGGCTGACCACGCAGCGTAAGGCGTGGGATGTGCTCAGTGATTTCTGCTCGGCGATGCGCTGTATGCCGGTATGGAACGGGCAGACGCTGACGTTCGTGCAGGACCGACCATCAGATAAGGTGTGGACCTATAACCGCAGTAATGTGGTGATGCCGGATGATGGCGCGCCGTTCCGCTACAGCTTCAGCGCCCTGAAGGACCGCCATAATGCCGTTGAGGTGAACTGGATTGACCCGAACAACGGCTGGGAGACGGCGACAGAGCTTGTTGAAGATACGCAGGCCATTGCCCGTTACGGTCGTAATGTCACGAAGATGGATGCCTTTGGCTGTACCAGCCGGGGGCAGGCACACCGCGCCGGGCTGTGGCTGATTAAAACGGAACTGCTGGAGACGCAGACCGTGGATTTCAGCGTGGGTGCTGAAGGGCTTCGCCATGTACCGGGCGATGTCATTGAAATCTGCGATGATGACTATGCCGGTATCAGCACCGGTGGTCGCGTGCTGGCGGTGAACAGCCAGACCCGGACGCTGACGCTCGACCGTGAAATCACGCTGCCATCCTCCGGTACCACGCTGATAAGCCTGGTTGACGGAAGTGGCAATCCGATCAGCGTGGAGGTTCAGTCCGTCACCGACGGCGTGAAGGTGAAAGTGAGCCGTGTTCCTGACGGTGTTGCTGAATACAGCGTGTGGGGGCTGAAGCTGCCGACGCTGCGCCAGCGCCTGTTCCGCTGCGTGAGTATCCGTGAGAACGACGACGGCACGTATGCCATCACCGCCGTGCAGCATGTACCGGAAAAAGAGGCCATCGTGGATAACGGGGCGTACTTTGACGGCGACCAGAGCGGCACGGTGAATGGTGTCACGCCGCCAGCGGTGCAGCACCTGACCGCCGAAGTCACCGCAGACAGCGGGGAATATCAGGTGCTGGCGCGCTGGGACACGCCGAAGGTGGTGAAGGGCGTGAGCTTCCTGCTCCGTCTGACCGTAACAGCGGATGACGGCAGTGAGCGGCTGGTCAGCACGGCCCGGACGACGGAAACCACATACCGCTTCAGGCAACTGGCGCTGGGGAACTACAGGCTGACAGTCCGGGCGGTAAATGCGTGGGGGCAGCAGGGCGATCCGGCGTCGGTATCGTTCCGGATTGCCGCACCGGCAGCGCCGTCACAGATTGAGCTGACGCCGGGCTATTTTCAGATAACTGCCACGCCGCATCTTGCGGTTTATGATCCGACGGTACAGTTTGAGTTCTGGTTCTCGGAAACGCGGATTACCGATATCAGGCAGGTTGAAACCACAGCCCGCTACCTTGGCACGGGGCTGTACTGGATAGCCGCCAGTATCAATATCAAACCGGGCCATGATTATTATTTTTACGTTCGCAGTGTGAACACCGTTGGCAAATCGGCATTCGTGGAGGCTGTCGGTCAGCCGAGTGATGATGCATCAGGCTATCTGGATTTTTTCAAAGGCGAGATAGGGAAAACCCATCTGGCTCAGGAGCTGTGGACGCAGATTGATAACGGTCAGCTTGCGCCTGACCTGACTGAAATCAGGACGTCCATAACGGATGTCAGCAATGAAATAACACAGACCGTCAATAAGAAACTGGAAGACCAGAGTGCAGCGATCCAGCAGATACAGAAGGTTCAGGTTGATACAAATAATAACCTGAACAGCATGTGGGCAGTGAAGCTGCAGCAGATGCAGGACGGACGCCTTTATATTGCGGGTATCGGTGCCGGTATTGAGAACACCCCCGACGGCATGCAGAGTCAGGTGCTGCTGGCAGCAGACAGGATTGCGATGATTAATCCTGCGAATGGCAACACAAAGCCGATGTTTGTTGGTCAGGGCGATCAGATATTCATGAATGAAGTGTTCCTGAAATATCTGACGGCTCCCACCATTACCAGCGGCGGTAATCCTCCGGCATTTTCCCTGACACCAGACGGGCGACTGACGGCGAAAAATGCGGATATCAGTGGCAGTGTGAATGCGAACTCAGGAACGCTCAACAATGTCACGATTAACCAGAACTGTACGATTAAGGGCATGCTGGAGGCGACCCAGGTCAGAGGGGATTTCGTTAAAGCTGTATCAAAAGCCTTCCCGAAAAAAGTCGGTACGTGGGGTAACACGGAAACACCAAACGGTACGGTTACAGTCACCATCAGCGATGATCATAACTTTGACCGCCAGATTATTATTCCGCCCATTATTTTTAACGGTATAGCGTATGACGATCCGGGGAGCGGAAATAACCCAGGAGGCACGCGATACACGGGTTATGGTTTTGAAGTTCGCAAAAACGGCGTATTAATCGCATCCAGAGAAACTAAAGGGGCCATTCCCGGTAGTTACAGTGCAGTTATTGATATGCCTAGTGGTGGTGGTAGCGTCACTCTGGAGTTTAAGATTTTCCAGAAAGGCAATCAGGGGGCAGGCAATATCACCGACTGTACGGTGATTGTGACCAAAAAAGCTGCTTCCGGCATCAGTATTCGTTGAAATATTTATAACCCCAATAAAGGGCGTCAGGAATGACGCCTTTTTTATTGCAGAAAAGCGAGAGGTAATTATGCGTAAAGTTTGTGCAGCAATTTTGTCCGCAGCCATTTGTCTGGCCGTATCCGGTGCGCCTGTATGGGCGTCTGAACATCAGTCCACGCTGAGCGCGGGGTATCTTCATGCCTCGACGAACGTTCCCGGCAGTGATGATCTGAACGGGATTAACGTGAAATACCGTTATGAGTTTACGGACACACTGGGGCTGGTGACGTCGTTCAGCTATGCAGGAGACAAGAATCGCCAGCTGACCCGTTACAGCGATACCCGCTGGCATGAAGATTCCGTGCGTAACCGCTGGTTCAGCGTGATGGCGGGGCCGTCTGTGCGCGTGAATGAATGGTTCAGCGCGTATGCGATGGCGGGTGTGGCTTACAGCCGTGTGTCGACTTTCTCCGGAGATTATCTCCGCGTAACTGACAACAAGGGGAAAACGCACGATGTGCTGACCGGAAGTGATGACGGTCGCCACAGCAACACGTCTCTGGCGTGGGGGGCTGGCGTGCAGTTTAACCCGACCGAGTCCGTGGCCATTGATGTCGCTTATGAAGGTTCCGGCAGTGGCGACTGGCGCACTGACGGTTTCATCGTGGGTGTCGGTTATAAATTCTGATTAGCCAGGTAACACAGTGTTATGACAGCCCGCCGGTTCAGGCGGGCTTTTTTGTGGGGTGAATATGGCAGTAAAGATTTCAGGTGTACTGAAAGACGGCACAGGAAAACCGGTACAGAACTGCACAATCCAGCTGAAAGCAAAACGTAACAGCACCACGGTGGTGGTGAACACGCTGGCCTCAGAAAATCCGGATGAAGCCGGGCGTTACAGCATGGACGTTGAGTACGGGCAGTACAGCGTTATTCTGTTGGTGGAGGGATTCCCGCCGTCACATGCCGGGACCATCACCGTGTATGAAGATTCCCGACCCGGTACGCTGAATGATTTTCTCGGTGCCATGACGGAGGATGATGCCCGTCCTGAGGCACTGCGCCGTTTTGAACTGATGGTGGAAGAGGTGGCGCGTAACGCGTCCGCGGTGGCTCAGAACACGGCAGCCGCGAAGAAGTTAGCCAGCGATGCCAGCACATCAGCCCGTGAGGCGGCAACCCATGCGACTGATGCTGCAGGCTCAGCACGCGCAGCCAGCACGTCAGCCGGACAGGCCGCGTCGTCGGCTCAGTCAGCGTCTTCCAGCGCAGGAACGGCATCAACAAAGGCCAGTGAAGCATCGAAAAGTGCTGCTGCTGCAGAGTCCTCAAAAAGCGCGGCAGCTACCAGTGCCGGTGCGGCGAAAACGTCAGAAACGAATGCGGCAGCGTCACAAAAATCTGCAGCCACTTCTGCATCCGCCGCGACCACAAAGGCGTCAGAAGCTGCCACCTCAGCCCGGGATGCGGCGGCCTCAAAAGAGGCAGCGAAATCATCAGAAACGAACGCATCATCAAGCGCCAGTAGTGCCGCTTCCTCGGCAACGGCGGCAGGAAATTCCGCGAAGGCGGCAAAGACGTCCGAGACGAACGCCAGGTCTTCTGAAACGGCAGCGGGACAGAGTGCCTCAGCTGCGGCAGGCTCAAAAACAGCGGCTGCATCATCTGCCAGTGCCGCGTCAACAAGTGCCGGGCAGGCCTCAGCCAGTGCCACCGCTGCCGGAAAGTCGGCAGAAAGTGCCGCATCGTCTGCTTCAACAGCCACAACGAATGCTGGCGAAGCCGCTGTACAGGCCAGCGCAGCAGCGAGGTCAGCTTCCGCAGCGAAGACATCCGAAACGAACGCGAAAGCGTCGGAAACCAGCGCAGAATCCTCAAAAACGGCTGCCGCATCGTCCGCCAGTTCGGCGGCGTCATCGGCATCATCTGCGTCTGCTTCAAAAGATGAGGCGACCAGACAGGCGTCAGCAGCGAGGGGCAGCGCCACGACGGCATCCACGAAGGCGACAGAGGCTGCTGGCAGTGCGGCAGCGGCAGCACAGAGCAAAAGTACGGCAGAATCCGCAGCAACGCGCGCTGAGACAGCGGCAAAACGTGCAGAGGATATTGCATCCGCCGTGGCGCTTGAGGATGCGAGCACGACGAAAAAGGGGGTAGTACAGCTCAGCAGTGCGACCAACAGCACTTCCGAGTCACAGGCGGCAACGCCAAAAGCCGTTAAGGCCGCGTATGACCTGGCTAACGGGAAATACACCGCACAGGATGCAACGACAGGACAGAAAGGGATAGTTCAGCTCAGCAGTGCGACTAACAGCACTTCCGAGTCACAGGCGGCAACGCCAAAAGCCGTTAAGGCCGCGTATGACCTGGCTAACGGGAAATACACCGCACAGGACGCTACGACAGCACAAAAAGGAATTGTCCAGCTCAGTAGTGCAACCAACAGCACATCTGAAACGCTTGCTGCGACACCGAAAGCAGTGAAAGCAGCTAATGACAATGCGAATGGTCGGGTACCTTCTGCCCGTAAGGTGAATGGTAAGGCGCTTTCAGCGGATATAACACTGACGCCGAAAGATATTGGTACGCTTAACTCAACAACAATGTCATTCAGCGGTGGTGCTGGTTGGTTCAAATTAGCAACGGTAACCATGCCACAGGCGAGTTCTGTTGTTTCAATTACGTTGATTGGTGGCGCTGGATTTAACGTGGGGTCACCTCAACAGGCAGGTATATCTGAACTTGTTTTACGTGCAGGTAATGGTAATCCGAAGGGGATTACTGGTGCTTTATGGCAGCGCACATTGACAGGGTTTACAAATTTTGCCTGGGTTAATACATCTGGTGATACTTACGATATTTACGTTGCAATCGGAAATTATGCGACTGGTGTAAATATTCAATGGGATTATACCAGTAATGCCAGCGTGACGATTCATACGTCACCAGCATATTCTGCTAATAAGCCGGAAGGGTTAACGGACGGTACAGTTTATTCACTCTATACGCCATCAGAGCAGTTTTATCCGCCTGGCGCACCAATCCCGTGGCCATCAGATACCGTTCCGTCTGGCTATGCCCTGATGCAGGGGCAGGCTTTTGACAAATCTGCATACCCGAAACTTGCAGCGGCTTATCCGTCAGGCGTGATCCCTGATATGCGTGGCTGGACGATTAAGGGCAAACCTGCCAGTGGTCGGGCCGTATTGTCTCAGGAACAGGACGGCATTAAATCGCATACCCACAGCGCCAGCTCATCCAGTACGGATTTGGGGACGAAAACCACATCGTCGTTTGATTACGGCACTAAATCCACGAATAACACTGGTGCGCATACCCATAGTTTAAGTGGCAGCACGAATGCAGCTGGTAATCACAGCCATAGAGATGGCCGTCGATTTAACCCCAGTGTTTTTAAAGATACTTATCAATATGGTTATACAAGCTCAGGTCAAAATACCTGGGGTGTACAAGGCTCAGTAGGTATATCTACGGGGTGGTTAGCGAATACCAGTACAGATGGTAATCATAGCCATTCACTGTCCGGCACAGCAGCATCTGCAGGTGCACACGCGCATACTGTCGGTATTGGTGCTCATACGCACTCCGTTGCGATTGGTTCACATGGACACACCATCACCGTTAACGCTGCTGGTAACGCGGAAAACACCGTCAAAAACATCGCATTTAACTATATTGTGAGGCTTGCATAATGGCATTCAGAATGAGTGAACAACCACGGACCATAAAAATTTATAATCTGCTGGCCGGAACTAATGAATTTATTGGTGAAGGTGACGCATATATTCCGCCTCATACAGGTCTGCCAGCAAACAGTACCGATATTGCACCACCAGATATTCCTGCTGGCTTTGTGGCTGTTTTCAACAGTGATAAGGCATCGTGGCATCTCGTTGAAGACCATCGGGGTAAAACGGTTTATGACGTAGCGTCAGGGGACGCGTTATTTATTTCTGAACTCGGTCCGTTACCGGAAAATGTTACCTGGTTATCGCCGGAAGGGGAGTTTCAGAAGTGGAACGGCACAGCCTGGGTGAAAGATGCAGAAGCAGAAAAACTGTTCCGGATCCGAGAGGCGGAAGAAACAAAAAACAGCCTGATGCAGGTAGCCAGTGAGCATATTGCGCCACTTCAGGATGCTGTAGATCTGGAAATCGCAACGGAGGAAGAAACCTCATTGCTGGAAGCCTGGAAAAAGTATCGGGTGTTGCTGAACCGTGTTGATACGTCAACTGCACAGGATATTGAATGGCCAGCACTGCCGTAGGGTAAAACATATAAATTCTATAATTAGATGTATCTTTCCATTTACGGCAAGGAAGGGGGCTTGGAAGACGTAAAGCATCTCACACCGAGATTATTTTTTATATGTCAGGTGTCTGAAGTTTTGCTTTGGCTCTTAAAATGGTTTGCCGCGAGGTTTTGAATTCCCGGGCAATGGCACTTATACTTACACCTGACTTAATTCGTTCGAATACCACCTGTTTCTGTTCTTCATTTAACACAGGTGGTCGACCAAAACGTTTCCCTGCGCCGCGGGCTCTTACTATCCCGGAATGAGTGCGTTCAAGTAAAAGGTCTCGTTCAAATTCAGCGACTGCTGAAATTACGTGCATCATCATTTTTCCTGTTGGACTGGTCAGGTCAATGCCCCCCAATGCTAAGCAATGCACTCTGATACCTGTTTCGGTCAGTTGTTCCACTGTTTTCCTGATATCCATTGCATTACAACCAAGGCGATCCAGTTTTGTCACAATCAATTGATCACCACATTTCAGGCGAGCAAGCAACCGGTTAAAACCAGGACGCTCACTGGTTGCTGCTGAGCCGCTAATGTGTTCTTCGATTATTTGCTGAGGTTTGATTTTAAAACCTGCACTTTCGATTTCCCGGCGTTGATTTTCGATGGTCTGATCCAGCGTTGATATCCGACAGTAAGCAAAAATTCGAGACATAGTGAGACTCTATACGAAATTGGTGTTCATATCATAATGCATCTCAGAAAATAATTTTGATTATTTTTGTGCATATTTGTATGTACACGTTCGAAAATAAACGAATGCGTATGCAACCCCGTAATTTTGGTGAGACCCAAAATCGATTTTGTGAAAAATGGCTTTAACTCGGTTTGTTTTTCGAGTTCCGGGCGGACTCAAGGAAGAAGAATAGTGTTGCGTGTTATTTTAACCAGATTTCAAGTTGTTTGGTCGTGGAAAAGTGGAGCAAAATGTTGTTAAAGTGGAAAAATGATAAAAAAGTAAGTTTATTATATTACATTTTACCATTTAAATTTTGGTTGTCTTTAAGAACTGATATCGCTGTTTGTAATAATTCTTTGTTATCCAGCCATGATTTTTTCTTTATGTTTCCTTCAATGTAATCAAGCAATGTTCTGGTATTGATAGGTCTTCCCTGTTTTGCTACTTCCACTACAGCATCCCCTAGGATAATTCTTACTTCAGGAAGCTGCGCAGGGAACCACTTTAGGGTGTCTTTTGATTTCATGAAGATATTCCTTAAAATATTATTGATTTTCATTGCGATATTGTATGTCTGATTCAGGATATGTTGACTTATACATCGGTTTTGTCTGGGTTATTGGATATGCCAATCCCTAATTTTATTAGGGCATGACTAAAAATGCTGAATATGATAAGGAGAGAAGTGATTATCAGTATGCTGTTCATATAGCCTCGAATTAGTAATGTGTTATATATGATATAGTTGACAATTTTTATCTTGGGTGTTCTTAAAGTTCGTAGATAAACATTGTCGTTTCAGGTATACAGGAATGCTAACAGGTGGCAGCAAAAATCAGGCGGTTTATGGCGCAAGCTGAAGCGGCAACTGCAAACTATCTTATGCAGAGACTCTACACGGATTGGGTTTAAAAGTATACATAGATAACAGTTTTTATCTGAAAAAGAAAAATATCAAGGTGATATAGCCTATATGCCTTTGATGTGGAGGAATGAATGTGATGGGAGTGATGTATCTGAATAGTTGAAAAACCGCAGACACACCTTATGCAAGAACGTGCTGCGGTTGGCTGGTAAATTTTTCGATAGTGCGAGTATTGAATGATTTCCAGCCGTTATTGATTTTACGCGTAAATCCATGAAAAAACTACTTATCTGTTGGGGAGTTTTTTGGGGCATATATGGGACAGAAATAGGCCCCAGATAGACACTGAGATCGAACTTAGGATGCTTTTAAAAAAATGCAACTATCTGAAAAAACCTAGAAAACGCCAAGGAAACCACAGGATGGGAAAAAACACCTGTGAATTATGGATTTCCAGTTATATTCGCTCGGCGCAGCGTTGGTGTTTCATGAAATATTTTTTCCTGAATCATCAACGGCAATGGCGTTAATTTTGGCAATGGGAACCTACGGTGCAGGTTATGTGGCGCGTATTGTCGGAGCATTTATTTTCGGCAAAATGGGCGACAGAATAGGGCGTAAAAAAGTGCTCTTTATTACCATCACCATGATGGGGATCTGTACCACCTTAATTGGTGTGTTACCGACCTATGCACAGATTGGTGTTTTTGCCCCCATCTTGCTGGTGACGCTGCGTATTATTCAGGGGTTGGGTGCAGGTGCGGAAATTTCCGGTGCCGGTACGATGCTGGCGGAATATGCACCAAAAGGTAAGCGCGGAATTATCTCCTCATTTGTAGCTATGGGAACTAACTGCGGAACCTTGAGCGCAACGGCAATCTGGGCCTTTATGTTCTTCATTCTCAGTAAAGAGGAACTGCTGGCGTGGGGATGGCGTATACCGTTCCTGGCGAGCGTTGTCGTGATGGTCTTTGCTATCTGGTTACGTATGAATCTGAAAGAGAGCCCGGTCTTTGAGAAGGTTAATGACAGCAACCAACCCACAGCAAAACCTGCACCTGCTGGTAGCATGTTCCAGAGCAAATCCTTCTGGCTGGCAACAGGGCTGCGTTTTGGTCAGGCGGGTAACTCCGGGTTAATTCAGACTTTCCTTGCAGGCTATTTAGTGCAGACGTTATTGTTTAACAAAGCAATTCCAACAGATGCATTGATGATTAGTTCGATTCTCGGCTTTATGACCATTCCGTTCCTTGGTTGGTTATCCGATAAAATTGGTCGCCGGATCCCGTATATTATTATGAATACCTCCGCGATTGTGCTGGCATGGCCAATGCTTTCTATCATTGTAGATAAAAGCTATGCCCCGAGCACCATTATGGTTGCACTGATTGTGATTCATAACTGTGCGGTGCTGGGATTATTTGCTCTGGAAAACATTACCATGGCAGAAATGTTCGGCTGTAAAAACCGCTTTACCCGGATGGCTATTTCTAAAGAAATTGGTGGTCTTATCGCTTCCGGTTTTGGTCCTATCCTGGCGGGTATTTTCTGCACCATGACGGAATCCTGGTATCCGATCGCCATTATGATCATGGCATATTCAGTAATTGGTTTAATCTCTGCGCTGAAAATGCCAGAGGTGAAAGACCGTGATTTAAGTGCGCTGGAAGACGCTGCGGAAGATCAACCGCGTGTTGTAAGAGCTGCGCAACCTTCCAGAAGTCTGTAA